TGGTGGAGTGAGACATGTTATCCCAGAAAAAGGCAATTACAAAAAATGAGTAGAGCATTGTTTATAGGAGATAGTCAAACCTGTGGCTATTGGAGCCATCCGACTAAAGTAGGTCCAGGTAGTTACACCTACTGGAACGACAACAACTATGCAGAAATCTACGGAGAAGATAACAACAAATCTGTAGCAATATATGCAATGGCAGGTGTTTGCAATCGAGTCTACACAGATTGGCTATCTGCCATGTTCGAAAAGTATGATGACATTGACGAAGTGTTTATATGTCTAGCCCCATTTAATAGGTTTAGGCTGGCCTTTGACGGTGAGCTGTCCGACGAAGTTATACCCATTGACTATTTTACCGAAAAGATGAGTGCTGATAACGGTGCCATTGATAGGTACTGTGATCAAACTATACAAAATGAAAAAATACAATTATTTCAGAAGTCACTCGATAACGACTATGGTAATTTCCCTGGAATAGACATTGACATGCGCAAAGGACTGCGCACACCAAATCTTCGTAAAAACACCTATATGGAAGTGAAGTTATTTTTTGAACTTAACACATTTCTAGAAAAACGTGATTTTTTACTAGATGTCTATGTATGGGATCGTATGTGTGCAGAACACGGCGCTAAACTCTATCTTTTTAATTTTACAGAACGATTAAAATTTCCTAGTAATTTTGAATATTATGGAAAATTAAACAATACTGTGATTGCTTCTAAAACTGTTGAAGCCTATCTTGCTGACAAACTGATAGATCATACAAAATTCTATCTAGAAGACAACGAACATTATAATCGTGAATATCACAGGTATATCTCAGATAAATATCTGCCCTGGTTAAAATCACAATGAAAATATTGATTGCCGGAGACAGTTTTGCTACAGTATGGCCAAATGCCCAGTTAGGATGGCCTACACTTCTGGCTGCAAAATATAGTGTGGTTAATCTAGCACAGGCAGGTATAGGCGAATACAAGATCCTAAAACAAATTGAATCTCAGCAAGTTATGAATTTTGACCTAGTAATTGTGAGTCATACCAGTCCCAGTCGACTGCATACCCCGCAACATCCTATACATAAACAAGGACTGCACAAAGATTGTGACTTGATTTTAAATGATCTGCTTGATAGATCTTCATTTAGAAATCCCAGTCTCAAAGCTGCACAAGAATATTTTAAATATCATTACGATGATCAATATCAAATAGACATTTATAATTTAATTAGAAAACAGATTAAACTATTGATCACTGTGCCTTATATCAGCATGAGTCATGTTGATATCGCCAAACAACTTGCAATAGAAACTAATCATATTGATTTTAGTAGGCTTTGGTCTAAAGAAAGAGGAAGTATAAATCATTATACCATTGAAGGTAATTCTAAAATATTTAAAACATTAGAGGACATGATCAGTGAATGAAATTCTAGTTCCTTGGAAACAAGAACAAACTGGTTTTTGGTGGAATGAAACCTGTGCTATGGTGTTAGAACACTTTGGCTTGCCGGGCGATCGATACACTAGTCATCCAGAAACTGATCAGATGACATTTCGATTTCATAACGAACACGATGCAATGATGTGTAAAATATTGTTGAGCGATAGAATATGATCAAATACGTCATCGGATTTATTGTTGCTTGTGTGATTTGGATTTTGGTATTGTCTCAAATCAGTATGCCGGAGTACAAAATATATGATTGTAGTCTATCTGAATGGCATCCTGATATTCCTATTGATGTCAAAGAAGAATGTCGTCGACGTAGACATCAAGACTGGAAGAAGCAAAATGAGAACACAATTTAATTAGGAGTTGAAATTGAAAAGTTGGACACTTAACCTAGAAGAAACTGACGATGGTAGTGGGGATGCCATATTAACTTTTCCACCGGAACTGCTAGAACAGGCAGGTTGGAAAGAAGGAGACACATTGAAATGGATAGATCAAAAAGACGGTAGTTGGCTTTTGAAAAAGGTTGACGCACCTGTGGAAAATAGTGTATAATATATTATGAGTAAAATTAAAATCGCAGAGCTGTTTTACAGCATACAAGGTGAAGGCAGGTACATGGGGGTACCTAGTGTGTTTCTACGTACATTTGGATGTAACTTTAAATGTGCAGGATTTGGTATGCCTCGCGGCGAACTAAGCAAAGAAGTTGAATCTATCTCTGAACGCATCACTGAATTTAAAGTCTATGAAGAACTTCCGTTAGTTAGTACTGGTTGTGATAGTTATGCATCATGGGACCCACGCTTTAAGGATCTTAGTCCAATGCTTACTAGCGATGCTATTGCAGAACGTATTGAAGAGATACTGCCCCACAACAAATGGAAGGATGAACATCTTGTTATCACAGGCGGTGAACCTTTGCTAGGGTGGCAACGTGCTTATCCAGACTTGCTACGTCATCCTAAAATGGCAGGCCTAAAAGAAATTACATTTGAAACAAACGGTACTCAAAAGCTAACAGAAGAGTTTAAAGAATATCTAGTAGAATGGCAAATGCCTAATATGGATTTTGCTAGAGAAGTTACATTTAGTGTAAGTGCTAAACTTCCATGCAGTGGTGAGAAGTGGGAAGAAGCAATTCTACCAGAAGTAGTTTGTGAATACGAACAAGTTGGCACAGCATACTTAAAATTTGTTATTGCTACAGAACAAGACTTTGCCGACGCAGAGTGCGCTATTGCCGCTTATCGTAAAGCAGGATTTAAAGGACACGTTTATCTAATGCCAGTGGGAGGGGTAGAAAGCGTTTACGCACTAAACAATAAAAATGTAGCATTATTAGCAATGAAGAATGGTCTACGCTACAGTGATAGATTGCAGGTGCCGTTGTTTAAAAATGAGTGGGGTACTTAATGAAACGATTTATAGAAAAATTATTTGGCATTGATAAACTCAAAGCAGAAACTGAAGCCGCAGTAAAGCTGGCAGAAGAATCCACAAAGATCGCTAAAGATGCAGTTGCGTCTGCAGAACGTGCCAAAGAAGCAGAAGAAACTGCCAAACTAAGTCCAAAAGATCGCGCCACTAAATTAAAAGAACCCTGGGTAGGTGTGCTTAACACGCACGTTAACAAAGACAACATTCGTAATGGCTTTTTTGAACTTGACTGGAACGAGCAATTTGTGTTAAAATTAAAGCAAGAAGGATACGGATTTGATGGCGACAAAGATGAAGAAATTGTAGATCGTTGGTTCCGTGAACTCTGCGCTAATGTAGTAGTTGACGGAGATTTTGGAGGTGCTGTTAACACTGGCGTTATTGATATTAATTCTGTTAGAAAAAACAATCTATGACATATATTTTAGTTGATACTGCAAACACTTTCTTTCGTGCAAGGCACGTTATCAACGGTGATGCTGACATTAAGTTAGGCATGGCATTTCATATTACTCTTAATAGCATTAAAAAAGCATGGCAAGACTTCGGCGGCACACACGTGGTATTCTTCTTAGAAGGTAGAAGCTGGCGTAAAGATTTTTATAAGCCGTATAAAGCCCAACGTACTGCTGCTCGTGCGGCACATACAGAGCGAGAAGCAGAAGAAGAACGTGTGTTTTGGGAAGCGTTCGATACATTTAAAGATTTTGTAACTGAAAAAACAAACTGTTCAGTATTGCAACATCCTAGACTAGAAGCCGATGATTTGATTGCAGGCTGGATTCAGAGTCATCCTGACGATAATCATGTAATCATTTCGACAGACACAGATTTTGTACAACTAATTGCACCAAACGTGAAACAATACAATGGCGTCACCGAAATCACTATCACGCACGAAGGCTACTTTGATAAAAAGAATAAGCCCATCATTGATAAAAAAACTCAAGAAGTCAAAGCGGCTCCGGACCCACAATGGCTACTTTTTGAAAAGTGTATGCGAGGTGATACCTCAGACAACGTATTCAGTGCATATCCGGGAGTACGTGAAAAAGGCACAAAGAATAAGGTTGGTCTCCGTGAGGCCTACGGTGACCGAGACACAAAAGGCTACTCGTGGAACAATCTCATGCTTCAGCGTTGGTCCGACCACAACGGCGAAGAACATCGTGTGCTCGAAGACTATGAACGCAATCGACAGCTGATTGATCTTACAGCACAACCTAATGACATTAGACAGATCATGTCTGAAACTATTGCAACAGCAACACAGGCAAATAAAAATGTCAGCCAGGTAGGAATTAGATTAATGAAATTTTGCAATCTGTATGATCTTAAGAAGATTGCAGATCAGGCACAGGCTTATGCTGAGCCACTTAATGCGAGGTATACACTATGACCGATTTACATGCTAAACCAATTATCGAAAACAAATTCTGGATTGTTGAAAAAGATGGCGCAAAGTTTGCCACACTGAGAAAGAACGAAGACAATCGTTTTATTCTCAGCAACGAACTAGGCATTAAAATTTATGACACTAAAGAAAGTCTAACTCGACAATTTGGTAAAGATTTCTTTGTTGCTAAGATTGTCAAAGAAGCAGACAATGCCTTGCCGAATGAAGTTCACGGCTACTCGACAAGTACCGAACCACACAATGCTATGTTTGACATCAAACGTAAACTACCATTATTTACAAAAAGCAGCGATTCAAAAAGTTTGTATTGTGCAGGTTATTATGTAATTAAGTTTGACAAAGGGTGGGTCAAGAGTTTTTGTCCTAAGTTGATTACCTTGCAAAGATACACCTATCAAGGTCCCTTTAGAACTGAACTAGAAATGCGGCAGGTGCTGGCAAATGTTGCAAAATAACTTACCCACAAATCTACCTGGTGTTGAACGATTGCTGGCCAGAGTAGCTGCTGCTGAACGCAGCCAACAAAAAGATATTAGGATATCAATACAAGAAGCCAAAGACCTAACTGCTGAATTAGCAGTATTAACATCTAAATTAGGTCGCACCGTTCAAGAAATACACGCTATGTTAGCGGAAATACGTGAATCAACTACCAAAATTGACGTTAAGTTCGATGGAGGTGGGTTCGGTTCTTGATAAATATATACGTGGTTAATTAGGAAACACGTATTAATGAGCAGACCAAAACCCAAAGTTATACTTGAACATGCCAATAAGGACACTTTTAAGAT